GAAAAACTTTCCGTCTTACCGAGAATGTATCCCTTGTCAAATTCCGACATATTAGGAATCGCGTCTTTCAGCTTTTCAACGATTCTTTTTTTCTTTTTCTGACATGTGCTCACTCCTTTCTTGTGATATACTCCCTGTAGATGGGAGGTGATTAAATGATAACTGGGAAACAATATCGGCTAATGAGGTCCGTTCTTAAAAATAACGGAACCACTGCACAAGATACCGAGAATCACGAAATGTATAGATACTTAGCATCTAAAGGATTCTTGCACAAGCAACCCGTGCGTGGGTATGAGGGCTATGTGGTCACTCAAGACGGTGAAGTTGAAATGAAAATATACAGAGAAGATACTTACCGTTTTAAAGTGACTACTGCAATCTCATTCATTGCTCTTATCACAAGTATCGTTTCCGCAATTTTGAAATTCTGTATCAAGTAGATCGTCTGCAAGATGTCCGAGTGGTATTCTTTTGCCGGGTTCCAGATGGATAGGATTTGGAAGCTCTAATCCATTCGCTTCCCCGGTAAGAATCGCCACTTTTAACTGATTTACCTGTTTCTGCAAATCTCTTACATAATCAAATAGATACTGAATATCTGATTTGTTCAATTATTAACTGCTCCCTTCTAATTCAATTTAATTGAAGTTATTTGGCACAAAAATAAAGTCCATAGGAATTCCAGAAAGCTCACTCATTTTTCTGAGCTGTGATAATGTCGGCTCTGTTTTTCCTTTTTCCCAATTAACTACAGTTACATTGGAAATACCGAATATTTCAGCCCATTCTTTCTGATTGTATCCTGCGTTCACTCGAACAGCTTCTAATGAAATTTTTGGCATTTGCTCATCTCCTTTCTTAACTTCTGAGCTTATTATAATTCAACTGTATTGAATTGTCAACACCAAAATTCAAAATAATTGAATTAACTATTGAATTTTTTATAAATATGATGTACAATACAAAATGTAAGGAGGAAAAGAATCATGACAACCATGACAACTGAAGAGCAGAAAAAGATCTTCTCGAACAATCTTAATAAGTACATTTCAAGAAGTGGTAAGCAGCAAAAGGAAATCGCTGAAGCCATTGGAACAAACGCATCTACATTTAATATGTGGTGCAAAGGTAATTCGATGCCGGGAACCGGAAAGATTAGAGCCTTAGCCGATTATTTCCGAATAAGAATGTCAGATTTGACAGATTTAAAAGAGAATCAAGACCCTGATATTGAATTTGGAGATGTAGTTACAAAAATCGAGCAGTCAGACCCTCGTTTCAAAAGAATCATTCTTGAATACGATAACCTGCCGCCCGATAAAAAAGATTTGTTATGTGATTTTTTTGAGAAGTTTATTTTCTAAAGCACAAGGGTAGGAATCATTTTCCTGCCCTTTCTTCCTTATAAGCCCTTTTTACGCACCCGTAAATAAATTTTATCATTGATTCACTATGTATTTTCTGTATCATCTCAATAATCTCCTTCTTATAATCCATAAATAACCCTCCCTATTGCAATTACCACCTACATTACAGTATATGTGCGGTTTGTGGGAAATATAACCGAACATTCGTTCATTTTTTGCTATTATATCGCTAATGTTTGCCCTTGGAAACTGCCAGATATACACCGATATGTTTATGATTGCATAGAAATTATTCGTAATATCAAAGATATAGTCTTTTCTGTTTAGCGGCAGGGCGAATAAAAATGGCGGCATGGTCTGCTTTATTTCATGGGCGCTATTCTTATGTAGGGTAGAAGATCTGTACGCATTTTGGACAGAATACACTTCTGACTCTTCGCGGATATAATCGTCTACGCACATTGGTAAATAAACAATGTAATTAAGCAAAAGCACAGCTCCTATTATAATTAGTATATTTTTGATTATTTTCATTTTATAAATCACCTAAAAACGTCTATTTACAACTAAATTTAACGATGCTATAATAAAAATAGCATATTTAAACACTTTTTTTTGCAAATGGCGAAAACAACGCCCATAAGGGAATGATTTGAATGAAAATTGCGATTTGTGACGATGATAATTTACGAATTGAGATTTTCAAAAGTAGCATTGACCGATATCTAAAAGAGCATGGTGATGGTGGATATACAATAACCACCTACACCAGCGGAAAGCCTTTGATCGACGATGCTTCAGATGGTGAATGGTATGACATAATAATTCTTGATGTATCCATTAACGGAGAAAATGGCATAGAGATTGCCAAAAGATTAAGAAAAATCGGATACTATGGAAATATCACTTTTTGGACAGAGCGCAAAGAATATGTATTTGATGCGCTTGATGTGCTGCCGGTTCATTACATCATTAAAGGCTCTGAGCATGGAAGAATGTATTCAGTTGTTGAGCAGACTCTCGAAAATATCCGTGAAAAAACGCTTACCATCAAGAACAAGGACTACTTTCACAGAGCTGAATTCCGGCATATTGAATACATCGAAAGCCAGAACAAATACATAATGATCCATTGCACGTGCGGAATATCACACAAGGAACGAGGAAAGCTCAATGATATCGAAAAGAGTCTTGACGGAAGATTTTTGCGCTGCCACCAGAGCTATATTGTTAATATGGACGAGGTAAGCGAAGTAAGCCATTTTTTTACGATGGTATCTGGTGCGATCGTCCCGATCAGGCAAAGAGAACTTGCAAAAATAAGAGAAAAATATGAAAACTACGTCATTGGAGGGAGATAAAGCATGAGCGAAGAAAAAACCAAGAAGTGCAAACATTGTAAGATGGACATTCCAAAAGATGCAAAAATATGTCCACATTGTAGAAAGAAACAAAAAAGTGGAATATTAAAATGGGTTGTATTAATACTTATCATAGGAGTGGTTATCGGTGCTGTCACGGGCGAAAGTGATTCGGGATCAGATAAAAACACAGCAGCCACTACTTCTACAGAAAAGAAAGAAGCTGCTACCAAACAAAAAGAAGAAGCTACACCAATCGAGTACACTACTGTTTCCGTGAATGACATGATGGATGCCCTTAATAATAACGCTATGGGAGCGTCTGACAAATATAAAGGTAAATACCTTGAGATTACCGGAAAGCTCACAAACATTGATGCAGCCGGAAAATATATTGATCTTATGGCTGATGGAGATTTTGAGATTATTGGAGTTCAGTGTTACATCAAAAACGACGACCAGAAAGCTAAAATAGCATCTATGTCAAAAGGCGACACTGTTACATTGAAAGGAAAATGTACGGATGTCGGAGAAGTACTTGGATATTCTCTTGATATTGATGAAATAGAATAAATGATAAAAAAAACCGGCTCTCGCTACCAACGAGGACCGGTTTTTAAAAATAAGACAATTCCAGAGAAAAATCTTACCTGCACATTAAGTATATCATCTCCGGGATTGCCATACAAGTGTAAAAAGGAGAATGATAAAATGAATGAATCAGTATGCATCTATTTGAGGAAATCCAGAGCCGACCGGGAAGCTGAGGCGCATGGGGAGGGTGAAACTCTTGCCAGACACGAACATATCTTGCTGGACCTTGCAAAAAGACAAGGCTATAGCATTGGTGCCATCTACAGAGAAGTGGTTTCCGGCGAAACAATCTCCGCGCGTCCAGTCATGCAAAAACTTCTCCACGAAGTAGAATCCGGGCTGTGGGACGGTGTTCTGGTTGTCGAAGTAGAACGTCTTGCCAGAGGTGACACTATCGACCAAGGCGTTGTGTCCAGAGCTTTTCAGTACTCTGACACGAAGATTATCACTCCTACAAAAATATACGATCCAAACAATGAATTTGACGAAGAGTATTTTGAGTTTGGACTTTTTATGAGCCGTAGAGAGTATAAGACCATCAAGCGTCGATTGAATAATGGTAGAATCTCATCCGTAAAAGAAGGTAAATACTGTGGCAACAAGCCACCTTACGGATACGAAAGAGTAAAACTCGAAAAAGAAAAAGGTTATACCCTCAGACCCGTTCCAGCTCAAGCCGAGATCGTAAAGATGATTTACACTTGGTATGCCGGTGATGGCTGCGAGCAAATTGGGGTTGCGAAGATTGTGCGAAAATTAAATGAAATGGGAATAGAGTCTGCACTAGGCGGTGACTGGACTCCTGCTAGTATACAGGGAATTCTAACAAATCCGGTATACATCGGGAAAATACGATGGAACGGGAGAAAAACAGTAAAGGCTATACAGAACGGACAAGTGGTCAAGACGCGTCCACGATCTAAGGATGTCCTTATCTGCGAAGGATTACATCCGGCTATTATATCAGACGATCTGTATAATTCTGTGCAAGAGATACGTCAAAAGAATCCGTATCGTCCGATCAGCATAAAAAACACAGTTCGCAATCCGCTTGCCGGAATTGTCTATTGCAATAAATGTGGGCGAGCTATGGTCCGACGCCCTTATCAAAAACGTGGGCAGGAAGATACTCTCATGTGTCCATATACGTCTTGCTCTACAGTGAGCAGCAAATTATCTCTAGTTGAAAAAGCTGTGATTGATGGAATTAGGGAGATTGCGGAGGAATATAAGTTAAACAATGATATTAATGTTCCGTCTAACACTATTGATTCCGGTATAACATCCAAACAAAATCTTATACGCGAAAAAGAAAGTGAGCTGGAAAGCTTAAATTCCCAAAAAGCAAAACAATATGATCTGCTTGAGCAAGGAATCTACACCACAGAAGTCTTCCTTGAACGATCCAAAACTATATCCGCATCTATACAATCATGCTCTGATACTATTGCGAACTTGAGAGAAGAAATCGAACACGATGAGAATATTAAGGCACAACAGTCGGATTTTGTTCCACGTTGCGAAGAATTACTTAATAACTATTGGAACCTTAACATGGAATCACGAAATAGAATGCTCAAGAGTCTGGTTGAAAAAGTCGTCTACTCAAAAAACATTAAAAATACTTACGGCAAAGGTAATGAAATCAATTTTGAGCTAGACATTTTCCCAAAAATTCAAAAAAATGATTAATGATAACATCAATGAGCCAGTTCGTCAGTACATAGAAGATATCATTAATTTCAAAAAGAAACTCCCGGGGAATTAACCCCGGGATATTTTTTATACTTTTTTAATGTATTTGGAAGATACGAAACCATAGTATTTATTTTTCATTCTAATGTAGTACCATGGAGTTCCATCTTTTGCTTTCTGAGTATAGTTCATGACTTCGATCGGAGCACCATATTTCAGATATGGAATCTTCTTGAGTGTCGGATATTCTTTTCCGGCCCAAGTACGTACATACAAAGTAGGCTTTGCTGTAACCTGTCCGTCAAAGAGCTTCTGTGTCTTATCCTGTTTATTGGTGATTACTGTTGCAGTTGCATTTTCTGTTCCATCAACCTTAAGATATTTGGTAGCAGCCCAACCAACGCCAATGTTGGCAACTTTGACTTTCGTCCACATTCCAGACTTTTCACCATTGATTTCAACACGATTGCCTTTATTGATCTGTCCGAGAACATATCCGTTCGGTGTCTCGCGGATGTACAGGTCGTCAACCGTGGATGTTGCTGTGCCTGTTGCTTTCCATGTTTCTGCGACAGTTTTCTCTTCTCCCCAGTCAATCCAAACATAACCATCGATTGCCGGATCGCTGCGAAGATAGCGTTTATTTCGGCAGGATCCGCCGTTTGCAATGACTCCTGCTGCACTTGAAGTGTTTCCTTCGTTGGTGTAGATGTACGTATTGCTATAAGAGCGGACAGATCCGATGTGAGAGCCATCACGGAAGATAACAAGTGCTCCGTCTTTTGGTGTGCTGTGCCATGTTCCATTGGATTTAGCGTGGTTTGTAACACTCTTGCAGTTGTAGAATCCACCACCCATGATCTGCAATGCTTTTGTAATACCTAAGACTTTCGCCAACTTCCAGAACTGATACTCTGCGCACCAAGGTTGTGCCTGACACCCCGGTTGCCCCCAGGAATTTACGTCACGGGCAAATTTGGTGTAATTGTTATATCCGGCATTTTTCTGGAAATCATCAAGATAAGCGTTTGTGCGTTTTTCCAGATACGGTTTATTGCCGCCATTGTTTGCGTAATAATCACCGAGTTCTGTGAATTTTTGTAATTTTGTTTTCGTCACTGGTGTTGCCTCCTTTTTTGCATATACCCGAATCATCTCGATGACTTTCTTCTGTCTCGTCGTGTAATCACCGACCTGATTCGGTCTCGGGTCTGCTGGATCTGTACACAATGCTGCATAAATGGTTTCTGAAGTATAAGGCTTTTTGACCTTACTCAGGATCCTCTGTAATGCAGATGCGCCGCCCTGATGAATAATGTTGATGCATTCCATCATGGCATCGTCCGGCATGGTTCCGTATTTCTTCGTGATACTTTCAGAATATTCGGCAATCTGTTCTTCCATCAGCTCATCCTGACATTTGATGCCGAGATCGGAACTGATGATAGAAATGATACATTTTGCTTTTGCGGATGACGGGGAAATCGCATAGGTAGACCAGTTCTTTTTCAACAGGTCGGATTCAAGCCCCTGAGTGTCCATTTTTTTGAATAGTGCCGGATTTCCTCTCTGTATTTTCTGCAAGAGCCGTTTGGCTTCGCCTGCATACCACTGACCAGCTCCGATAGTGATTGCTTTTTCGTTCGGAGTGTTTGCACCGGCACCAATGAACGCATTGTAACGTTGTTTTCCATATACCTGTCCACCGGTTTCAACCGCATACAGGATTTTTCTGAGTACTGCGATATTTTCTTTGAGCATTCTTTTGTCCTCTCTTTCTAAAATTCAGCAAATTGTAAAACAAGAAATGTTGCATCGGTACTATGTACTGCGGTTGTGGCATTGATGAAACTTACATTGAGTTTGCCAGCAACAGCCGAACAGCTTGCGGGTGTAAGCCATCCGCTCGCAAGGTATATCGGGACAAATACAGTGGCCCCATCGGCAACGTTAAATGCTGTGGTTATGGTTCCTGTAGATGCTCCGCTTGCAGTAGATGGAGCTTTAAATTTGACTGTTGTGACTTCCAATAATTTCAGTCCGGAATTGACGCCAAACAATTCTTTTGCCTGCGCAACGGTTGTTTTCTTTGCCACATCTCCCGTAGCTGTCAAGAAACAATCTGTATCTGCCGGTGCCGTGTTGTCTGAGAATGCGCTGATTTTCTTTACATTTAATGCATCTGTCATATTATTCACCTCTCATTTCTTTTATATTTTTTCTCAGTTCTTTGATATCCTCTTTTAGGTTGTCTATTTCGGATTTTTGCTGTTTAATCATTGCAAACATTGCCGGGATCATCATACGGTAGTTCCAGTCTTCTATCTGATTGTTCACATGTGTAGCTGCCTGTGGAAAATGTTCTTCTACATCCTCCGCAATGAACATAGGCAGATAGCGTCCCTCGTTTTCGTCGCCTTCCGCAAGATAACCGTCTTTGTATTTCGCCCAGACTGGTTCTATTTTGTACCATTCTTCGATTTCGGATGGAATTATGGATCCACCGATATCCTTGTAACGTTTGGATGAGGATGATCGCTTAAATACCATTCCCGAAGAACTGACAATTAACGCTGCACCATCTGTGGCAGATTGGAGATTTGTTAATTTCAAACTTTTAAGAGATGCTGTGCCTGAAATACTTCCTATAACATCTCCTTCAAGTCTTGAATTTGTAATTACTACATTTTTTAGATTAGTGATTACGGCATTTGTAATCGTTGCATCTTTGATTTCCGCAGAATCAGTTTTAACACTTTCGAGTTTTGCATTTCCACCGTTGCAAGAAAAATCATTGCAATCAAATTCATATGCATATAAGATACTAAATTCTGCGTCAAAGATAGGACTGCCATCGTCACTTACATACCTACCATAAAATATTCCGTCGGTATCAATTTCAATAATCTCGTCGTCATCAATTAAATTTGTTGTTCCATCTACTGGTTTGATTGATGCTCCATTAAAAAGAAGTCCCGAGTATTTTTGTGATGTTGTAGTGTCAGGATTTAATGGTGTATCATAGACAACAAGTCCATTGTAATTTAATGTTGCTTTGACCCTGCCGTAGGTATCGTAAATATGCAAAACACCATTTCCATTGTTTTTTCCTCCCAGCTTCAACAAACCGCCCATTGCGGCGCTGAACGAAATGTACAGTTCCCCATCCGCACCCCTGTAAACGCCTTTCCATTCTCCATCATTGGTCAGGAGTTTCAAAATATCTTCCTGCGTCAGAGCCGTGACTTCTGTGATAACATCAAGCTTGACTGTGTCAATCAGATTCGTGGTTCCACCCGATGCGTACAAGCTGCACCGTAATCCTACGATATCTTTTGAACGGGCACCAATCAGTGAACCGTCGCTGTCTGCAACCAATACTCCATCAGAATCCGCAAAAACGTAATCTGCATAGTAGTTAACGCTGGTCTCATCTGCTACACTCGAATAAGCTGTCTTCCATGTCTTTCCATCGGACGTTTCCTCAATAACAAATCTTCCGGCATAATCTGTTCTACCTGTGTTCTCACCATCACGGTAGTACGCGCTAAATATCACAACATTCGGTGTTATGCTGTTTTCGCTTTCTCTTTTCAGAATTGTAGTAGATGATTCCAACACGTAAGTTCTTCCGGGAGTACCAGATTTCTGTTTAGAGACGCTGAATCTTTTGGTTATGGTGAGAGCATTCAGATACACTGCTTTGATGTCAACCCATACATTGTCTGCCGTAACTTCGCTAACAGTATAAGTGTGCGTAGGTTTATCCCAGATTCCGGTCACATTTTCAGATTCCGTGATCGTATAACTGCAATCGTCCGTTACATCCATCGTTCCGTACATTACCTGTGCGGTGGTCTGCACCTGTGGAAACTCTCCGGGGATATTTCCGTTCTCATCAGTAGAAATCGCCTGATACTCATTTGAAAGTGTCATGGTCATGTTCTTAGCTGCGGCAACATTTTCATCCAATTCTTTAATTTTGTCAGACAGGCTCACGTCTCCAATCATCAGATATTCCGGGTTGATGTACACAGAATTTGTGTCCATGTTGACGGAAAATATTATATTTCCTTGTTCGTCCTTAATAGTAAGTGCACCGGCGTTAATAAAATCCGCATTAATTCCCTCTGCGTATAACAATTTTGTTATCATGGTTCCGGTTAATTGGAAACCAAACGGATATGTTTTACCACCATCATTTGATACGCCGATTGCCTCAGATGTGATTTTGATCACATTTTTTGATTCTTCCAGAGTGCCCTTGTCGTGAAAATATGAGATTGTGCTTCCATCTTCTTGCTGAACATAAGTCGCAAAGAGTCCACTTCCGACAGAAAGAGATTCCTGCAACTTTTCGATTGCTAGCTCTCTGGCGTTTTTTTCTTTCTCAACAAGCCGACGTGCTGCAACGATTGCTTTTGTGACTCCAGAATAGTATAGACTCATTCCTCTGATCGGATCGTCAGCCTGTGTTTTTAGAGTAGTTTTCCCGTTAATTGTGTACGATACATCTGTTAGAGGAGTAACGTATTGGTTAAGATTACGATCATAGGTATAAGCCACGTCACCAAATTCTAACAGCGGATTGAACGCCATATCTCCTTGGAGATTTCTGAATTTTGCACCGATAATGGAATCACCAATCTGTGCTGCCACTGTTGCAAGATCGGATTCACCCACAAGATTGTTCTCCATGGACAAAATGTAACCGGAAGTTCCATATGTTTCAGAATTATCACCGCTTATTATATTGATTCCAGTTATCACTATGTCGTCGCTTGATACTGTCGGCATACTGATATAATCTTTGAGTTCAATGTTCGGAACAGCATCCAGATTCCATCTGACAAACTGCAAGCTTCCGTTGCTGTCAAGACGTGCGTTCGCGGTATCAAGCATGGCAGCCCATCCGAAAAGTTGACGATATGTCATATCTTTTGGGAGTTCATTGACAATCAGATTGCCATGCGCCATCTTCGAAAAACCAGCTGTGATACCAAGAGTACTGCATGCATCCCTCACCAGACTCTCAACCGTCTGTGGAAGAACCAGCTTTGTTGAGTGTACGGCATTGGTCTTGTACATATCATCCAAGGCGGTAAGATTAAGGATTTCACCGTACTGTTCTGGCGTTGTAACTGTATATACGCCTTTATCGATAGTCTCAATAGTATCGGCATCAATCTGCATTTTAAGATACGCATGGACTTTTGCCATATAGAAATAATAATCTTTCCACTGATCAGAAGTGTTATCTAACTCAAGCGTCATGGATTTGCAGATTACACATCCGATTGGAAAGCTGCTGCTTTCTGCACAATCAGAAAATGAGTTGTTACCACTCATAATTTCATCTTTTACGGTTTTTGCAGTTCCGTCAGGGAAAGTGATTTCCACTTCCTGCCAGACTTTTTCTCCGTTCTGTAGTTTTTGCTTAAATGCGTCTGATACATTAATCAAGCGGATCCACCCCCTGCATGTTACAAGATATCTTGGAATAGTATTCTTCACCAGGTGCTACACAAGCTATGGAAAACGTTCCCTTTCCAACATAGAATGATTCTGTACGCCAATCATGGTGCCTTATGGAGTAGTGATACAAATTAAAAGGTTTCCCATGTATTATTGCGTTTATAAGTTCTTCTGCTTCACTCACTGGTATATTGCTAGCCTCATAGCTGTACTGAACAACCGTAAATAATGGAACTAATATAGCTTTTCCAAATTGCGTACGATCGCTTCCTTCGGAGTAAGTTGTTTCAAAATTACACGCCATATCCTTGTCTGGCTGAGGCATGTGCTTGCCATTTATCTTATACCTATCCGTTATAGATTTGCTCAATAATATAGATGCCATGCACTCGCCTCCTATGCCAGCTCAAACGGATTTCTGCCGCTTGTATCACGTCTCAACCTTGCTTCTTCAATGATTTCGTCAAATACTGTTCTTCGGTTAATCTGAGCGATAAAACGATAATTTCCACCGCTCTGCTGTCCACCAGATTCCTCACGAACAATCTTTCTAAGCAGTGCTTCTGGTGTTTCAATGTTATTACCCTGTTTCTGGTCACCAAGGACAGCCAGAAATTCGCTTCTAGGTGGTATGACCGCACCTTTTGCCAGATATGGAATAGTTCCAATATTTGGAATATTGAATCCGTTAAATCCCCACCACGAGCCGCCAATTTTGGGAACCCAATCAGGAACTGTTATCTTGAAACTAATTCCATTAATTTTGTTAATCAAACTATTAATAATGCCTAATATGGCATTGAATCCACCAATAATTGCATTCAACGGAGATTTTACGATGGAAGCAAGACCTTGCCATACTCCAGAAAAAATCTGCTTAACGCCTTCCCACGCTCTCTTCCAATCACCTGTGAAGACTCCAACGATCAAATTAATCAAACCATCGAAAACCTTCCTAATACTATTCACAATATTTTTCACATTTCGAAAGAAAGCATTGAGGACGTTCCCGAAGACTCCAAATTGTTTCGTCCAGTCATTGGAAAATGCAGATTTTAGCCAATTTCCAAAAAGCACAAATACTTTTTTGATTTCTGACCAGATTCCTGTAGCGGTTTGCAAAATATCTTTGAAGCAAGCAGCGATACCGGCTGCCATAACCTTAAAAAAGCCAACAACCGCAGTCCATACATCTTTAGCCACGGCTTTGATGGTGTCCCAGTTTTTATACAGAAGTACACCGGCGGCAATAACTGCGCCGATTGCAATTACTACAAGCCCACCTGGTCCAATAGCCGTCGCAATCGCAGACAATCCACCCATGATTCCGCCTGAACCAGTCATTAATGCTATAAAACCAACTATTCCATCTTTTAGGATTCCGACAAAGCCCATTATGCTTGTTATTGCTTCACCGATTTTGGCTGCCGCAAAAGCCCCAATCAGAGCTGCACCGAATGCTTCGATGATTGATTGGTGATCCGCAAAAAATCCTGTCAAATCAGACACTAGATTGATTACTGTCGGGAGTCCTACCTCAATGACCCATTTCAGCATCGGGAGAACGATATTGTTATAAATCCGTTCAAGAACATTTCCGAAAGATTCCAGATTTGCTGCATACGCACTGGTTAAATTGCTAATAGATTCCAGTAACGGATAGAAATCCAAATTCGCCGCCCACTTAGCCGTAGCTGACGCAATCTTTTCAACAAACTGCATAACCACCACAAGAGCATCTGCAATGTTCTGAATAATCTGCGTCCCGACATTGTTCTTGTTCCATGCATCCGCAAAACCGGATGTGATATTTCCGATAGTTTTAAGCACATTCTTAGCAATCCTCAGCATGGTCGTAAGCATCGTTGTGCCTGTGCCATTTGTCCAGACCTCTACAAGACTCTTGCCTACACTCTTAGCGAGCTTCGCAATTCCCGACAAAGCAATGTTTGCCGCATCAATGGTGTTCTTGCCCTCTTTTTTCCATGCGTCCTGAAATGGCTTCCAGAGCTTCTTGAGCAGATCAGCAAGTTTCTTTGCAGAATCACTAATCTTGTCAAGTGCAGTTTCACCCTCTGCAAGATTGCCGTAGTCCACATTTCCTACTGAACTCGGAAGGCCACTGTTACCTGCTCCACCACTTCCGCCAGATGGAGATAGCGTGGACGATGAGTTGCTACCTGTAGATGTGGCTTTGTGTATTTCGTCCAATGAAGAAAGATAATTTTTTGTTTCTTTATTTGCTTTTTTCGTGGCTGTTGCATTATCTTTATTGGCATCCGCCAATTTCTCTGCATTGTCTGCCGCCTGTCCATACTGATCTGCTGTATTTGCGATCGCGTCTGTTCCGGCAAGCCCTGCTCCACTTCCACTTGTCTGACCTGATGATTTCTTGCCAGTAATAAGCTCCGTAAATGACTTGAAGGCATTCGCCAGAGTCGCCAGTTTACCGAGCAAGATATTAATAACTTTCAGAACAGGTGTGAAAATATTAATCAATCCCTGTCCGACTGTTGCCTTGAGAGACTGCAACTGCAATTGCATCACTCTGACCTGGTTCGCCCAGCTATCCGATGTTCGAATAAAATCCCCAGATGCAGCGGATAACTGTTTCTGTACAAAAGCCAGACGCAGAGCTACTTTCTCCTGCTCGGTCATGGCGGATGTGGTTTTACCATAACCGTTCGCCAGTGCGTACTGGTCTAGTGCCGACTGGGTCATTACCACGCCAAGATCCTTGAGCGTTTCCGTTTCGCCCGTAAACACTGATTTCAGTTTGATATAAGCTAGGTCTTGCGAAATGTTATAGAATGATGCCACATCACCAGTTAGCTGTGTCAGAGCTGTTGACATATCATAAGCCTGTGCTTCTGAGAATCCGAACGACTTTGACATTGCTCCGAATGTACCGACATACCTTTTTGCCATCGTTTCTGACAAACCAGCTGAGGTCATGGCGTTCTTTGCGAATTCATTAACCTTATCCGACATGGTGGTAAATGTAACATCAACCACGTTCTGTACTTCTGTGAGGTCAGAGCCGAGTTCCACACACTCTTTTCCGAACTGTACTAACTTGCCAACTGCAAAAGCCCCACCAATCAGCAGGCCAATTTTTTTTACAGCACTTCCAAGGCCGTTAAATGACTGTTTTATAGCTGATACGCCATTTTGGACACCTGACGTGTCCATTCTAGTATCAATAATGACTGAGCCATCAGCAGCCATGTGTCCACCTCCTAACTATTTGAGGTTTAACATCTCATTCAGCGCATCCTTGTACGCTTGCTCCTCTTCGCTGAGACGTGTTTTTATATCAATAATGTTCTTATTCTCTTGATAGAATTTCTTTTCCCATTTATCGAGCTTTTCGCCCTTCGCCTTTTTAGAACGAATTCCAACAACTGTATTAAACAGGCACTCGCCGGATTCCATAAAATATCCAAAGAACGTCCACCAGTGCATATACGGTACGGCCCTGATTTCTTTTCCGGCAACTTTATTTACAGCCGGTACAATCATATCTCCATCCTGTTCCCAGTCCATCAAACGGGGCTTTGGGTGGTTTGGATTATCGTCCGACTGTCCGCAGTCGATGAACTCCGATGCTTTCTGGCAGGCCTCGTCCAAGCACTCAGCCGGTATACTTTGCCAGTCTTCAAACAAAATCTGTAACATAACTACCGCTTTCGCCTGTTCGTCCAGCTCCGGGTCATTCATGGCAATTAGAATGTCAATAATCGCGCGAAAATCCGTTCTGATAGAAAAATCCACCCCACTGATGTTGAGTGAGGTGGGAAGCTCATAGGCGGTCATTTTGTATACTTCTCCGTATACTTATTGACTGCTGCCTGCATTTTCTTTTTTCTCTTTTCGATTTCCGGTTTTATCGCATCGCTGATTTTATCCAAAACGATATAAGCAAACACCTGACCATTGCCGAATACAGTGGTTGCTGTGATTGGCTCTTTAAACAGGTCTTTTGATGCTTCGTATCCGAGCAGATAGTTGATTTTGTCCTCGATCTGTTTATTGAGTTCAGCCATTTCTTTGCCGGAAGTGACTTTCTGGATAGAATCTTTGAGCTGTTCAAAGTATTCTGTCAGTTCCTCGGCACGTGCTGCTACATTAATGTCTGTCGGGTTTAACTTAAAAGAAGAAAAGATTTCGTCTTCGTTGTTTGTGAATGTAAAGATGAGAATTCCATCATCAATTTTGGTGTTAATTATTTTTGCCATTTAGCGTGCCCTCCTTTTATATGTGCTTATTCGCTGTCAGCTGTGAATGTACCGGAACTGATATCAAATTTTCCTTTTACACGTTCTCCAACATAGTTCACGGTAAATGGAATCTGATAGCCAGATGTGTCACCGCCGTAGGAGGTCGGCACAACGTAGCAATCCTGCTGATATGCTTCATACTTGCCTGCTGTGGCTTCTATCCAGAGATGAACCTCAACTGCTTTTGTCTTGAGGTTGTCGTCTTTGTATCTGTTGTCTACGATTTTCTGTAATGCTGTGAATAGATCAGAAGTAGTGTCTGCATAGAATGGATCAGCGTCAGAAGAAGCTTCATAGCCATTATGTTTAAATGTGGATTCTCCGATAATGTTTTTAGATGTTTCAGTGTCTGGATTGAGTTCAACATTGTACTCTTCCAGATCTTTTCCTTGACGCTCATATTTCGGTGTCAGTCCTCCACAGAGGGAACCTGCATCGATGTAATGTGCCATATATTTACGGTCAATCTTGCCTGTAACTGCCATAGAAATGTCCTTTCTGCCTATAACTTTTAAAAGGCTGTGTAGGTTAGTGACTATCTCCAACTGATAGCCGGTTGTTATTCGTTATATTACTTTTATATTACTTCATAAGTGTTTTCGTAGCGTACTGACAATGGCAATAACCAATCCTGCACACCACTCTCCTGCGGCTCTAATCCGTAGGAATTATCACGAGTGATACGTTTTATTACTCTTCCTTGTGAAAGCTCTGGAAAAGCAGATAAGCGTGTCTCAGCGCCGTTTATGACAACTGGTTCCCGACATATCCATTTACCGAGATTATCCAGGAACTTCTGAACAGATAACTTCTGCCGTTCCTTGTCGGATGCCGTGCGGTAAACCACATAGAATGGATACTGGCATACCTGATGCATTACTCCGCATACATCTTCTTTTTCTGAATAAATCAAGGCGCCGTTATCTGCCGAGAACGCAATTCCGGAATCTTTGCCGAGTTCCTCGAATTTGATTGTTTCATTTTCATACAGTCCCGGATACTGGTTCAGAAGTGCTTTCATGGCATCTGTCAGAATCTCATATCCGGTTGCATCTTTGCCAATTGGCTTATCTGCCATGTCGTCCACCTCCTGCCTGTGCTTTTACTTTGCGAAGCCATGTACTGCCGTATTTTCGTTTAGCGGCATCGAACCATTCAGCTTGTACCTGAGTATGCGGTGATTTTGTATATTGAAGATTCTCCTTTGCGTTTGTCTTGCCAGAATACTGACTCACAAGAACCTTTTCCGCATCGCGTCTTGCCCAGGTGCTACCTGTTGCGGGGTCGACCATGGTCTTTCCAAAATAAAGAAAACGTCCATATGGTTCTGCCGCTGCACATACAAATCCAGTCCCTTGCATCGATGTACTTTTGGCTCTTGTTCGGTCAATAAAATCTCCCGAAATCATTGGCATAAACTCTATCATGCTGTCCATAACCATTCCGTCAAGGAGATACTGAGCTTCTTGATACTGTCTGGAGAACCTGTCCATATTCAGTTTGATTTTCATATCTCCATCGACTACGGAGAATCCTTTGAAATGATGAATTTTGCTCATATTACTTACCCAGAATCTCAAAATGTGGAATCAGTGTATACGGACCGCCTACACTGGTAATCTTGAACACGTTGTCCCTGTTCTCATTCATGTACTGGTAGAATCCATTCCGATAATCACTGTCAATTACCGTTCCGCCAGTCCACTCACCCTCCCAGAAGAACGATTCATCCGAAAATGTGATAGTGTCTTCCAGAGCGTTATTAATCTGCCTTTTCCACTCTTTAGGCGGCACCCATGGAAGAATCTTGCCGTCTTTATCGATAATGGTTATATCGTCGTTCTGGACGGTATATCGAACATGTAACTGTGCGTTGTCAGTTGCGTCTGGTCCGTACTTTTTAAGGATTGCTCCCTTGTCGGTAATGAGGTCAACGCCAGATAAAACATGAGGATACCAGTACGAATCTCTTGTTGTCGGGCTCTCATAATAATTGAAAATCGTCACCGTTTTTTCGTACATGATACCCTCTCCTTAATTATTCTTTCTGCGCTGTCTGCTTAATAATCTGATTCACACCAGTAGCCGACAATCCGTTAAACATACCGACCGCAACTGCCGTGATATAATCCGTTGCCGGAAAATCCGGGATAACTCCCATCCCGACTGCTCCGAGAACACCACCAATAACCGCCATGATTACTGGAATCCATTCATCAGAGATTCCTTTTGATGCTTTGCAGCCCATTCCTACGATGTAGCAGATCATAACGATTGCTATACATGAGCCTAATGTTGAAATGTCCATCATTCAGATACCTCCTCATAAGTTTTTTCAAAAATATTTGGTTTACACGGATATAATTCTCCGTTTACACCCTGGATAACATAATCACCAATAGATACATGATGATTGCCTTCCAGAGTTTTGATATACAATTCTGGAATATCAGATGGTTTCGTCCTTGGAATAATATAATACATTGTTCCTTCTTTAAAGGCTTTTACTGCCCAGTCCGGCACATAATACTCGCCGTCCCTATCTTTCAAATCGCCATCATACTGAAATGCTTCAATTACAACTGGTTTCTTTCTAAATTTCATTGATATACCTCACACAATTACATCAAATCATATTCGTTGAACACTTTAAAAATCTTCGGTGACTGAATAGCAAACCAGTCGACCATTTCTTCGTTCACAGCCCAACTGTCAGCACTGTTCGAATTGGAATCAAGTCCAGATTCAAGCAGAAATGCATGAATGATTTCGTGTCTAACAACCTGTTTCTGATAGCTTTCAAGGTCTGCTTTTGCTCCAATCTGTCCCTGTGATGCCTCCATATCATCAACCACAATTTCCCGTGTTGATAAATCAGTATATCCATCTACATTTGTCAGATTCGGATATTCTTTCTCGTTCCCGAACTTCACGCTCCATTCAGAGCCTAAGATATTAACCTTGAAATCCTGCATATAAAATCGGTATCCCTTCATTCGTTCTTACTCCCATCAGAAGCGGTAAAGCTGCCTTAAGAAGTAAGTCGTTCGTTTTCTGTACGTCCCCGGCGGCGGCATACACAGCGCTCCATTCCTTTGCGCTTGCTCCAATCTGCTGAGGAGTTGCGTAAGAGATGGATTCGCTGCCGGATGATACAGAGGTTACAATGCCTGTTGAGATGTTCCCGACATTTATGTCGGTTACATTTGCCGATGCCTGATTGATAGCATTCTTTTCAGCAAGCTCAATCTGATACATTAATTCAGCCAGTGAGCAGACCGCCTTTTTGATACGCTTCTGTGAGCGTTCATTTTCTGGCAGTCCATCCACCAGTCTGTCAAACGTCATTGTGTCCACAAAATCACTGGCTCTTTCTGCCAGTCGTGGAAAGTCGGCTTCTGGCACAACTGAACCGAAATATGAAGTTGTGTAAAATTCATAATCTGCATAAGCCATGCCAGTTACCTCCTGCGTTTATCATTTTGCTGTTACAGTCGCGTGTCCTGCACTCAGTGCCTTATAGGTGCTGTCACACTCAACTACCGTGATAACCTGCCCTGTTGTTGCGGTAATGTCAGATTCGCCATCCCACGCGCTCCAGTTCTTCACATTCTGTCCGTAGTCTACGGCAGTCTCAGAAGATGCAACTTTGTACTTGTACACATTGTTAGCGTTTTCTTTAGCCGGGTTTACAGTGATTTTTGTATCACCAGTTGCTGTTCCTGCCGCAGATGTTACTGTCAGAGTGCCAAGCGTTGGTGTCTCATCAATGGTAATTACTGCGATTGCATCAATGTACTCCGCAAAAAGAGTCAGTCCCATAACTGCGAACGCTTCGGAAACTGCTGTGTGGTAGTTGCCCTGAGTGTGGAATCCGATCAGGTTTGTCTCGCCAGATACGGTGTATACAAGCCCTGCTCTTGCGAAGTCAGATTCGTTCGGGTCAACATAATACAGAACGATGTTCTCGACAGGTGTTGCAATAACCTGTCCTCTCGGGATTTCGCTGTCAGACAGTAAAAAGATTGTGTTGAATCCCATAAAGTCTTTCATGTACTGGAATCCGAACTGGTTCTGAATAGTAATTTCAGCTGCTCCGAGGTATTCATATACGTCCAGAATGTTGACAAATCCAGCGACGCCAGTCACATTTCTGTGCATCTGCTTGAATTTGTTCTCAACACGACCCTTAGCCATTGCCAGAGCCATCTGGAATGTAGTTTCTGTGGAAGTAAGTGTACCGGTTTTCAGATAGTCATAGAATCTTCCGGTAACATCAGTCTGAAGCTGGAAAAGGAACTCATCGTCAGTCATCTGAACAGCGTTCTCATAACCGTGATCCTTGATTGCTTCGATAGATACAGCCTTTGCGTACTTTTCGATAGTCATTTCCGCATAGTCTTTTTCTTTCACAACGAATTTGCTATAAGGGATTTCCTCACCCTCTGCCACTTTTCCGCTCTGCAAAGTACCCTCTGCGTATTTAGACTTGAGTACAGCACCCGGCTGCTTTTTGATAGGTCTCATGATACCCAGAATCTCACGCAAGTGTTCCCAGTTTCTTTCGAATCTGGTTACAAAGTCAATCTCACGTGCTGCTACCTGGACATCATCTGTCATAATAAGATTAGCTTTTGCTGCCATATAAAAAAATCCTTTCTACCCATAACTATTAAGGTATTGGGTTAGCGGCTATACTCTGGTGTATAGCCGGTGTAAAAAAAATCACTGGAATAACTGGATGTTCTGAGCGATCGCCGCCTGTCTTTCGGACGGGTCTTTGATTGCTTCGATATCTTTCTTTGTCATGTTTCCCGGTGTCTGCTGATGTCCAATCCGCGCTGTTGCAAATCTCGCCTGTTGCTGCTGGGCCTGCTGCTGACTTTCATCTACAAATGTATCAGGTTCATCCTGTTTCATCTGTTCAAGCAGATCATTAAGTCCAAGAATCTTTCCGTCCTTAAGCTTAAGACCAGCTGATTTGATATCAGCGGTAACAGATCTTTTAGCTGCTGGAGATGAAAAATTAACATTTTCCAATGCAGTTTTAAGAGCATCGTCAAAATCTCTTTCGTAGATCTTCGCATTGAATTCTTTCTCTGCGTCCTCCGCTTTTTTCTTCCATCCAGCAAGCTCTGTCTGAATGTTCGCCGGGTCGATACCGTCAAAACCTTTCAGAGTCTCTTCTGCTGTCTCGGCACGTTCTTTCCAGTCATCACGTTCTCCCTCGACTTTTGACAGAGTTTTCGCTACTTCTTTGGCATTTTTATAATGCTCAGAGAGCGCTTTCTTGATATCTGCCTGCTTGTCTTCCGGGATTTCAATTCCAAATGATTTTAATGTGTCAATAAGTTTCTGCATATACATCCTCCTGGTCGTGTTTATTGACCTGCCGCCGCAGGTAAATGGATTAAGCCAGTTAGACCACTGGCAGGGTAACTGGAATAACAGGAATCGAACCTGTGACGCTCTGATTAACAGTCAGATGCTCTACCAACTGAGCTATATCCCATTAACCCGGATTCCCGGGTTAGCAAGGTATTTTACGTGCTATGCCTAAACACGAGACGTTTCGGGCTACGTCAACACCGCCTATACGGTCGCGCACCTCTGCACGGGTTGGATTCCACTGTTCAGTTATACGCTCTCACAAGGAGGTATGCCGCCATGCACTAGCGACAATGGTACGTGCCGGAAATTGCATCCGCTTTTCAACCTCATGCATCTTGTGTTGTCCAAACACTGCATTTTCTATTAAGGACACGCACCCAAGAAAGGAGGAGTCAATGAAAAATGTCTATGTCAAGTGGTTGCAGCCACTTACAAATCTTCCTTATAAATACATTTTACCACAGAACCTTCCAAAAGTTGTGGTACATGTTTTAGCTAATTAGAGCATATCCCGGAGTTTTTCCACGTATCTTTTAACAAGATCGCGTTCCTCCCGGCACTCTGCGTCCTTGGACATATCACTCATTTCTGTAGTAAGCTCGTCAAGATGTTCTTCCAGAGCGGCAAGCATCTTTCTTTTACAGTCTTCAGACTTGCCGGAACGATAGCTTTGCTTCTGCGTCATGTAATCGTCATAAGCATCCCGTCCATCAGAGCGACTGTAATGCCCTCTGACATAATGTTCACCACGTCTGGCATAAGAATTGCCCCTGTCGTAATCTGGCATCATTCTGCCATCATTTGCGCTGTATCTCCCCATGCTGTCACGTTTTCTTCCACGTTCGCTGTAATCGTCATTGTAGCCACCACGCATCTCATCAAGGACAGCGTTATAGTACTCCACTTTCTTATCCCAGTACTGTGTGTTCTTGATATCTTTGTACATATCAATCAGTTTGTATGTCACTTCCAGAGTTCCAGTGGTTAATCCATTATCAGCGATTTTGGACAGTTCGTCTTCGATTCTTGCGCATAAGTCTTTAATATCTCTCATAATCATACCTCCTACGCTTCTCTGGTTACGACAATATTTGCGTTCGCAACAGAAACAGCCTGATCGCTTGTGTTCTCTACTGCAATATTAACGCAACATCCGCGAGGTACATCAATATAAATACCAGAGGATACATTGTTGTACTGATCTACTGCCGCCGGTGTGGAAATCATCTGAGAAGAAAGAACCGGTTCACCAGAGATTGCAATAGCCAGGGAAATGGCTCCGACAGTACCGCCTGTTGGAATTGCGATATTGCCAGAGAAATCCACGAAGAATCTTGCTTTGCACTGATTTGTCAGTCCTCTCAGCGTAATAATTCCGCTTCCCTCTCTGTGCTGAATACAGTTAGAACCTTTAACTGCTGTATTTGAAAATACTACGTTTCCATTTGCTGCTACAGTCTGAGCAGCCACATTTGTAAATTCTGCCATAAAAATACTCCTTTCATATCACAAAAGGACAGGTTTCAGCCTGCCCCTCTGTGTAATACGGCATAAGCCGACATCCGAAATCAATCGAAAGATACTCTCGATATGAAGTTATCAGCAATTGCATCCGGTGTTACATCCACATCCGTAATATGTGTTCGGGTTAGGAACCTGATATGCCGGGATCGGTGCCGGATTGATTGCATTGATTAATCGCTGCGCCTGTGCATTCATTTCAGTTGTAATCAGTGCGGACTGGCGATCCTGAGATGCAGCACGCTTCAGATCAGAATTTTCTGCTTGTAATGTTGCAATCTTGTCCTGAGTCAGGAAGTCAAGAATGGCGCGAGTATTGTTGTTCTGATTTTCCAGAATATCTCTGGTGTTGTTGTTCATTGTGTTCTGAAGAGCACAAGTGCTGGTAGCTAAATTGTAGTTGATGCCCTGTATAGCTTCTCTTGTTTCACAGCAACACTGAGCTAACTGAGACTGCAATGCGTTTGTGTTCTGCATATTAGCCACTGTATCAGCGTTAATAGCCTGATGAATGCCAAAGCCAGTCTGCATGATGTTGGTGTTAATTCCGTTAAAACCGGTAAGCATACCGTTGTTCACTGCGTAGAATCCATCACAGAGACCGTTGTTGATTCCGTCAAGCTTGCTGATTACTGCGGAATTGTCAAATCCTCTCTGAATATCTGCCTGAGTAGCTGCTGTAGCTGTGTATCCACCGCCGTTGCCGTTATTGCCCCAGCCATTGTTTCCCCATCCGCAGAGTGTGAAGATAAATAAAAAGATAAGCGGCCAAATACCATCTCCGCCAAACATTCCATCATTCCTGTTGTTCCCAGTTAAAAGAGCAACATCTGATGCTGTTAAATTTCCATCCATAGTTATAATCTCCTTTTTGTGTATTTACATCAATCTGGCCAGATTGTAATGTACTATTTCATATTCTTCAGCAGATTCTGAAACTGTCTTGCCATCTGTTGGACCTGATTAAGCTGTTGCTGAGAAATCTGTCCAGACTGTAATATTTTCTCAACTTCTGCTTTCGGGTCTCCCTTAAAATTCTGTTTAAACTGCATAAACTGTTGTATCATCTGCATTGGTCCGTTCCCCTGTGGCATCCCACCACCGAGGGCATTAAATAATGAATTACTCATTTGCATTTCCTCCATTGACTGCTGATTCCTGTACGGTATTAGCTCTAACAGGTTCAGAAAAAGAATTTAATCGGTTTATGATAGCTTCGTATTTGCCCTTTAAATCGTCATATTCATGTCTAGTGACGTATTTACTGTCCATGTTCTGAACAGGCTGTTTAGGCGGCATCTGAGTGCCTACCTCGTGGTATTCAAATGTCCGCAGTGGCTGTGGCATGCCGGAAACATCTGTGGATTTTATGTAGAACTTTTCACTTTCACTATCCATCAGCAAAACGCTCGTCCCGGGTGCTACCAGATAGGATTTCGCGCCGACTTCGCCGGATACCCACAGAATACCGCTATTATTTTGCTGTGGTTGCTGTACTGGTTGAGTTGGAATCTGGACAGGCTGTTGCTGGAACTGATTCATCTGTCCCGGAACGCCAAAACTATATTGATAAGGATTGTTATATAATGCCATCTTATGCACCACCTTTCTGATTATATTTTTGCATAAAAAAAGAACCGGAAACAGGTCGTTTCTGGCTCTAATTAGTATCCAAAAAGTATCAGCACACTTTGATTATTTTATTATTTACCCGGCGACTCAACCGTTTCGCCGTGGATATGCTCACGTTCATCTGTTCAGCGCAGTATTCAAGCGTGTGTTCCTGACATCTCAGCCGGAACAATCTTTCTTCATCCGGTGTAAAATTACACTCTGTCAAGAACCTATCTATATCTTTCTTAGTGAATACATATAACTTCATGAGCATACCCCTTATTAATGCAATTAACGTTGATTCTGTGCAAGATAATTTGTAAGTTTCTGTTTTGTTTTTTTTAATTCTTCTACATTATTCCCACTAATCTGACTGTCCAGCATGGTTGATAACACTTCCAGAATTAATGAATCACGCTCTGCAATCCTCCGAAGACTTTCATAATCTCGCCTATCATGTTCTTCCAGTGTCTCTACTCGCTTGTTGAGTCGAAATGCCGGAGTAATCCACTTAAAGATTACAGCCGCTGCCCCTCCGACAATGGACACCCCTCCGCAAAACGAGAGGAAAATCTGTACAAATTCTGATATGCTCATTTAGCTACTCCTTTTCCCAGTAATATACCGGGATCTCATTACCGCTATCCCATGTATCGAAATATTTGCCCTCTTGTACTGTCACCACATGACCATCTATGCAGAGGATATACGTACCTGTCGGATGGTCTGTGCAAAAATCATTGACTGTATAGATATACCGTTCTGACTGCTCAATCAGTTTGCGCCTGTACCCGTGTTTGTAGAGGTACGCTCCCCAAACGTAATTAGCTGATGGCATATCTGACAGAGCGCATGCCTGTATCATTAATCCGGCAAATACTGTTTCCCAGTCGAAGCCGGTTGCTTTACATATTGCCCGGACAGCACAATCTCCGACTCGATTCCCAGCAGGATTCGGGTTGTAATACTTCCATCTATCCATCAGTCAATCCCCTTTGCTGTTTTATATCTCTTTGCCGCTCCTCTGGCTTTTGCGGCGTTCTGGCGATTCCACTTAGCAATCATGAGCCGGTCTTTCAGTTCCCTCAGATCGTTCTGCTTGCAGTAAGCCTTGTATGCAGCATTTTGTTTCTGCAAAAGATAAGACTTCCGGTCAAGGTCTTGTTGTAATGCGAATTTCGCCTTTTCGTTCGGTGCATTGTCAACTCCTGCTTGTAGTCCAAGAACCTCTCTCTTTGTTTTGCGAATTCTCCGCTCATAAGTACGTTGTCGTTGTTCTTTTTCGTACTGTTTACCTTTGTTGGCTTTGTCCTGTGCTGATAATCCTGCATAAGGATTCGGCATTCCTTCCACCCAAACTGAAAAATGATGTCTGCAATTTACTCCACATATTCCATCGGCTTCGCCATAATGACAGTTTTCAATAAAATCTGGATATTGACTTGCTTTTTGTTCCGACATTCTACGATATTCTGGCGTATCTCGTTCCCGAAAAAACTCCGGCTTGATTTCTTTTAATTTTTCCCAGTCTATGGAAAATACCTGTCCTTGCCATACTTCATGGCTTGGGCGGCTTCCTATATGTGCCGATGTCAGTACTAGACCGTATCCCATTTCTTTCATTCTTGTCAACTGAATATCGGCACACGCCTGAGCCACGCCAGTTCTAACAGAACGTGCTACTGCTGTTTCAATCGTGTCTTTTCTGCCAGATGGATACGTGACAGTAACGCCATCACTCACAACGTTATTAACCGCCTCTTTGATGGCTTGCGTATACCCAACCGCTCCAGTCATTACATGATTATATGCAAGGTCGCATTGCTCGATATAGAGCCTCTGAGCGGTACTTGCGGTGGTTCGTGTGAAGTTCTTCCACTCGCCCATAGTCGTAAGCATATTTCGCTCCATGAGCCTTATCATAGCTGGCGACTGTTCTAATGGGACTGGACTGAGTCCTGCCGCCTTATATACCTTATCATCATAGTTCATTGCAGTGATTCCGGCATCTTCAAACGCTTCAAGAAGTTCCTGCTGTTCACGTTTGGTGTATTTGGATAATTCTGCCAGAATGTCTTCTAATAGTTCACCAGATTCTTGTAGTGTTCTGATTCTCCACGCATCGGCGTTGGTCAGGATATAATCCTCACCTCTGCCAATTCTTGCCATCATTCTTGACACGATCTCAGAGATGATATACTGATGCAGTTCTTCTGCAATCTGTTCACTGCCCTCTGTTATCCGGCGTAAATATTCTGGACTAAGCATAGTATATCACCTCTTTCGACAAAAGTTGTGGTACATGTTAGTACTCTTCTCCGGTGATCTGCTTATACTGCTCTGGGGTGATTACACCCTTGTCACAAAACTGTCTGATCTGTTTCTTCGTGTACAGTTTCAGATTGAAAAATCTCCTGATCTTCTCGAACATCATGCTTCCTCGCTTTCTTCAAGTAATGTGTCTGTCATCAGTGCCGTATACATAACCTGTGCCTCGATACGATCTTGCTGAGTTGGTTGTTCTTCTGGGAGTTCCGTCTGAATCTTCTCCAGTTCGGCAATTTCTTCGGGCGTCATATCTCTGTAGACCATTCCCATCACTGGTACTTCACGGGTACGGGTCTCTTCATGTTCCTCGGAGATGAGGTTATTTTCTTCGTCGTACTCGGCTGGAACGGTTACTGTGTAGGATTCTGTACGGGTTCCTGTTTGTTTGTATTCTGCTATTTTCATCAGTTACCGAGCCTCCTAGAATATATCTTTATATTTGTTCCAACTGGAAATTTTTCTCCATTAACAAGGTATATGTTAATCCTATTAATGATACTTATAACATCGGGATTTTTAATGCCATAAGCTTGATGGCGCAGATATTCAGAATTTGTCGCGCTAGCCGGATTAATTGCTGCGAAAGTATTATTTTCTCCAATCCATAGGCCCCCAATATCCCTCATTTTGCCTATATAATACTTATAATCTTTTGCCATAAATATATTATTATATATTTTGTCATTATTAAATGAAATCCATCCGTTTGTATTTTTTGTTGCCGCATTCGGAAGTTCAATGTAAACAATAATATCTTTTTCATTTAAAGCATTACCATTGTCTTTTTGTGTATACGTAATACTTACTGTTTCTTCTTCCAGTGTGGTACTGATAATTACAGCGTAATCACCAACCCCCATCCTCTCCCTAGCTGCCGCCTGTTCCTCTGCTATCCATGCAGCACCTTTTCCATCACACATGGCGGCTTTGACGGCGTAGTCAAGAGAGTAGTTAGGCACAATCGGACAAAATGAATTATTCCTTGCATCAATGTTTGATTTTGATGCTGCTTGTATTCTGATAAGTCCCGTACTCGCATCAGCTTTTACAATGCCACCTCTTGTCACATATTTATCTATAGTTACTAATCCTGCCTTTTCTGTTTTCGTAGCAAGCGGTATCTCCGCCACACCATCTTGCACGATACTCTCACCATTAATCTGGACGTCTAAGTTGCTTCCACCATCATCCGCCCACTCGCAGACGAATGTGCCGTCTTCGTTGACGGACTTGATTTTGAGGATTTTACCAACTTCGGGAGTTGGGGGAGAATCAAGAAATCCGCTGTCATTTTCTAGCTCAGATGTCTTTGTTGGAATCTTTGTATTATCTGGTAATGCACCAACTTCTTCCGCAGTATATGTCGGTTTTTCTGGTTGTTTCGCCCAGTCTGGAACTGTTGGGTCGGTCTCTTCAAACGGGTGTTCTTGCATATACGCGCCGACAGCTTCTTTGATTTCTTCCGTAGACGCACCGCCTGTCATGTCCTTCGCTTCGAAATCTGTCGGTTTGCCGTCTGTACCGACTTCTTTTACTGCTATTACCTGTCCAACCTTTGCGGACTGCGGTCGAGTGATTTTCTCTGACAGGTCAAGATTCAGATTGTCACGTATTTGCTCCGTATCTTTCGCTGCTTTTTCTGCCCGATCAGCCGCGTTATTGACCGCTGTAACCGTTTCATGGAAAATATTCGGTTCCGGTGCTGGATCTACGCTTGGATTCTCTGGCTTTGGTCGACTGTACACCGGAATAGTAATTCTGTACTCTGTATTGCCGGATTCCTCATCAGCCACATATATGAATGCATAGATGGAAAAATCACCAGACTTTCCATTGTTTTTCAGTAATTCGTCTGGAATCTTAACAGTTGTCACGCCATCCATTGTTGTTCCAACTCTTGACAGTGTGCTTCCGCCTCTTATATCGAGGCTAAAATGTACCTCCGTAGCTGTTGGAAGATTCTGTCCCGTGATGCTCAATATCTGACCGTAGTCGTATTGCCAGATTTTACGGGTTGTCACGAATCTATAATCTAATTGTACTGGTATGATATTAGTGTCCATCTTACTCCTCTCCGAATAATGTTGGTTCGTCTGGCTAAGCTTCTTTAACCATTGTTCTAATCTCATTACTCTTCTTCAAAAAAATCTCTCGTTTTGTTTTCCTCTTTGGCTTCTTGTGAAATTTTTTTTGCTTCCTCTTCGGTATATCCATAAAATTTCATCAAATAACGCCAAAATGCTACATGCCCGGAATTTACATAACTGTACCACGTCATCCTGTCTTCTTCTCTGTTGTATGTAAAATCACCAAAATCATAATTAACTATATACTGGACATATTTCTTTTTCTTTTCGTCGTAAATCCAGTTAGAATCTGGCGCGATACCATACAAATCTGCAAATGTATTTAGGGCGTATATAGTGTCATTCAAACAACACTCTAGTTTATCTCTAACATCCTTAATCAGCTGGATTGTCCGTCGGTCGTCTGCTTCTACCTGCGTAGCCGTCACCATGCCGGTTTTTTCATTAAAAGCAAAGTACCCGTTGGAGAATCCAATCTTGTACCCTAACTGGCTTAAAATGGCGTTTATGCCGCTTATACGGGTATCTGTGTTGAGAATTGGATTGATTTCTTGATAAAACTCTTTCTCGTCCTGTCCGAATACATTCTTGACAAAGTGCGGTAAGTTCATCTCATTACGTCTGTTCTCCATGCCCTGTGGTGACATGGTTGCTACAGGTGTACCGCTTGGCATCAGCAATCTGTCATCTGCCAGAACAATCTTCTGCGAATCAAAAATCTCTCCGACGTTTCTGCTGTATGCAATATCGAGGTCTTTTAACTCCTCAATGGCTTCGGCAAATATCGGAAGTCCAAGTGGTGTGCTGATATCTACATTGTTCGCTTGTGGTGTCCGCAGCACTCCGTACAAAGCTCCGTCTAGCTTCTCACCGTTTGCCTTGAGTATCGGCGGCGTATCTGCCATAAGGTCAGCCCATTTGGTCTGTTTAAGATCAATTTTATCTCCGATTGACTGAGGGGATTTTGATACATAAGCTCTGTTGGAAACATAATACGGATAGGTTGTCACTCCGTCCACTATTGTCTCAACAAATCTGTGATATTCAAGCCTTGTGTAGTATTTCCGACCAACCGTATAAGAATCCTTGAATATAATTCCTTTGATCTCCTGGTTGTCGTAATCTACAATCATCACATCTGCCGGAGTAAATACATCAAGGCTCTCGCCGTTTGGCTTAATAAATACTGTTCCGTAAGCACATCCATATTCCACCCAGTGACGGATCTGGAAATACGCCTTGTCTATCTGTTCCTGTAACCATGCTGCCCTTGCGGAACCGTCAATCTGAATGCCGATCGCCAATGTTGCAAGTCTGGCAGTCTCAGAGCACACAGATTTAGCAAAATTAATCGTCTTGATGTTATTCTTATCATCTAACCATTCCGGAACTCCCCTGTAAATGTTCGCGCACCGGTTAATCAGTGATTCCATTTCTGGAAATTCTGCCGCCTGAATATTAAAGTCCTCTTCGGCTTGCTTTTTAAAAATCATATTAAACCACCTTTTCAGTGTTGTTATAAGTCCCATTTAATCACCTGAATTAGCTGATTTCAGCACATTTCTGATAAACTCTATGTCTTTATTGAAATTCTTTATATCTTCGTTCTGTATCTCTACTGGTTTATCATTCCACAATTCTCTTCCGGCTCTTTGCCCTTGGAAGAATTGGAATTTGTCCAGAATTTCCAAACATTTAAATATTTCTTTGCTATTCATTATGCACTGTGCCCCCTTCTTCTCCATAATGATTCTGTTGCATACCTACTTGCATCAATCAAATGGTTATCTTTGTCTGGATAACCACTAATGATATTTCCTTCCTTATCTCTTTCGTATTCATAATTAGAAAACTCTTTATAAGCGTTAGGCGTTCTCTTAGGGTCGATAACAATAGTTCTTGTTTGAAGCCATTTCATAGAATATGCTACACTTCCAGGTCCTTTTATTGCACCTACTGCTGGGAGTCCAAAATCTCTATAATCATTGATTGATTTAGGTTCGGCTGAATCGCAAGTAATAGTATAATCATTATATTTTCTTTTTAAAATCTCGTCCGCTGATTCTCTATTGCTCCATTTGTCTTCGTAAATTTCATCAATGAAATATATTTTTTCGGTGTTGTGATTGTAATACAAACGGATAAAAGCATACGAATCAGGAAAAAAGCCCCAGTCGCACCCCTGAAATATTTTGTCCATGTGACCGATTTCTTCATCTGTGATATCTCTAATCTCCAGATATTCAAATACGTTTCCGCCGTTTCCATTCGCAATTCCCATGTACTCATGTTCATAAGCGTTTGGATTGACTTCTTTCAGATGCTCTGCTTCGTCAATAAATGGCTGCCCCAGCCATTTTTTTGGCACGTCCAAGTAAGTTGATGAGTGGACTATTCTGTTCTCTTTTGGTTCGAGAACATACTTATTAGCCCAGTTATTCATTGTTTTTGGTGGATTGAAGCTTTTAAATATCCATGCAAGGTTTCCACCACGGATGGCGGACTGTTCAATCTTACGAATCTCCTCAGGTCCCGCGAATTGGTCTAACTCTTCGAACCAGAGAATGCCAATATATCCGAACTCAGGGTTAATGGATTTAATCTTGTCAGGGTCATCAGCACCACGGAAATATATCTTTTGTCCGGTTGATTTCAGTGTAATCTCCATAGGTGATAACTTAGAATCAAATTCTTCTGTAAATTCCTGTTTTCCAATGGCCCATTTGATTTTGTTGTATACAGAATCCTTAATGGTGTTCCCGACCTTACGGCAAACCACAGCATGGATGTCATGATTGTTCTTCATCAACTCTACTATAGTCATTCCAACAGTGGTTGATTTCGTGGAGCCACGTCCGCCCTTAAACACATACTCCAGATGTTCCTTATCTCGAATATCTCTAATAGCTTGGTGAAAGCGATCAGGAATGTTGTACAGATCCATATGATACGGCTTCGCATTTCTAGCAGCTTCCTCTGCTGCTTTTTTTTCTTCTTGCTCTTGCTTAATCTTTAATGCCTTTTCCAGATCATTCATGGATTTCAGCTGATCGGAGAAGTCCGGAGCAAAACCGAACGAATCTTTTAGCTCACCCCTTGCAATCATGGAGCGGCGCTGTTGGATTTCTGCCAGAGACATGATGTCAGTGCCTTTTTGTTTTTCGATGAGAGACTGTTTTTCGGCTATATATGCAGAAATATTAAGTTTTCTTAAGTTCTGTGCTCCTATTACTTCTGCGTTTTTCTCGGCATATCCAGCTTTTCTCGCGGCGTCAGATGCATTTCCGCCATTTTTTATATATTCATCTGCAAACGCTTTCTGTTTAGGCGTTAAGTCCATCTAATCACCTCTGTCTATCCTCATTTTCTGACTGCCTCCCATATTTCTTTTAGGCACATGACTACATCGTACTGAGATGCAGTTCGTAATATTTCATAATCACAATCCTTCCATTCACCGCGCTTTGTTGGCCTGAACACTGGTGTTGATACGATTGTTACTGTAATCAATCGTTCTTGCTCATGACTATAGAATTGTGATGTTCCGATTTTTATGATTAATCCGGTGGACAATATAGCTTTTTGAAGTTTTCTTGTAACTGCTTTTAAGTTCGCCATATTATCACCTCATTTCTGGCTATAAAATCCCATAGTAACACTTCTGAGTATATTCTATCACAGGTCAGTAGAAAAGTTGTGGTACATGTTTGAGGAATTTTGTGCTAAAAAAGAGCCGGTAAATACCGACTCTCTAATTTTATTCATTGCTTTGTAATTTTCTGATCGTCTCGCCCTGATCTCCTGGACACCCCATGAAACATTCCGGGCAATGTTCGTAAAACGTGCATCTGATGCAGTCATGTGGACTGATTGAGCTGCAATATTGATGTAGTACTGCGAATGCTGATATGGCGAGTTGCGGGGTTATGTCTGGTGTAAGTTTATCTGGTTTTGTTGCCTTTATCACATCTTTTACTTTCATTTCTTCATCTCCTCCAACTTCTTCTCTATCGGATTAATAATCTCTTCCAATACCTGTTGCTCATAATTTTCTTTCCAAAATTTCTCTCTTTTCCAAAACGGAACTTTTTTAACTTCGCCTATTAAATCAATACACGCCATTGCTTCCAGCATTCCCCAACATCCATCACATGCTCTTTCGTTGCACCAGTTTACAAATTCTTTAAATTTCATTCTTGAGTTCCTCCAACTTCTTCTCAGCTTCCTCGTGGGTGAGGAATACTGCTTTGCCAAGTTTGTTTCCTGAAAATCCGTCCAAGTTGGGATAGATTCCACTGTTCAACATCCACCTGAAATAAGTGTCATGCATATCAACTGATATCATTACGATTCTCAATTCTGAAATAAAATTTCTTGTTGGAACATATACCGTATCTCCGACCTTACACGGCAATCTCACAAGCAAGCCCTGTTCTTCTAAGTCCTCGTAGTCGGCAAGTTTTTTAATCATATTCTTTATTGTTTCGCAATTTCCTGCGCCCTGTGAGCAGCTATCACAATATTCACCACATTCAATCTCTCGTTTTTCGTTATATGTGACACTACCATTTTCCCATTCAGTTAATCTTTCCATCTATTTCACCTCTTCCATTTGACTTTCTACAGTATCTGCAAGTAGCTTCAACGATTCAATAAATGAGTCCGTCAATGCTGTTCTGTCTGGGTATTTAGCGAATGCTCTGACAAGATTTACTGCATCCTTGATTTCCTCTTCAGCTTCGACGATTTCAGATGCTTCATACAATGTCTTTTCTTTATTTCTGTAAGCAACGTTTTTGCCATCGTAAAAATTCAATACATTTGGAAATGGAATTTTGATAGGGATTAAATTGTTTTCTCTCACCCATGTGAATCCCTGAAACTTTGCCATTTTCAGAACGCTCAAATATTCTTCCTGCGTTTTTACGAATACGCTTTTTCCAGTTAAATCAATCATCTGCGTTTCCTCCCGTAATTGCATCAATGCAATTATTCCAACCTGCTTTTATACTGTTCCAATGGTCTGTTACAGCTACTCTAGTTATTTTCTCCGGCAATGGCTTCAATGGACACCAATTAGGGATTACATCATTGTTCGGAACTCTCCTACCATCCATTGCTCTGCACCAAAATTCGCTTATAAATTTACATTTTTCGCAATTCTCCGGTGTATCAATCACCAATACTGATTTACTCATTCAGTTCCACCGCCTTTCACGATTTCGATTGCTAAAGCTATCGTCTGTTCTTTTTCAATGTATCTCAGTCTTTGCGTGCTGTCATTAGTTCCCAAACATAGTTTAAATGCTCTCTTCTTTTCTTCTTCTAACCGCTCCACAACCTTATCCACATCAAAAACTGTCGGCTGTTCGTCAATAACTGCACCTATTGCAAAATCCATATCCGAATTTCCAAGAGAGTCAATTATTTTGTCTGCATCAATCAGTCTGCTCATCTACTTCACCCTCTTTCTCGTCAAAAGCCAAATCAACTCTGATTACATCCGTTCCTGTCGCGAAAAAACAATTTACTTCTAAGTCGTAAAATGGTTTCAGCAGCTTCGATCTGGCATTGAATGTATCGTAATTCTCCCGGTTTCTGCCCGGGTGACATATCTGTATTTTATTTTTACTTTCAGGATCGCCGCCAATTGCTGCTATTAAATCAATTAACTTCATTTATTTTTCCTCCCACACTCCCAACAACCGCATCCTCTCATACAGTACAGCGACGGTCTTGCGTCTGTATCCGTAGAAGTCTTTCGGATTCATTGGGATATATCTTTCTCTGCTGATTTTTCTGTAACTTTTCCGGTGTAAGATATTTTCAATAACCATATCCGCTATCACCGTGTTCTTCGGGCAAGCTGACAAGGCAGCACCGGAAAGCAGGTATCCGTACTCTGCCGGGAAGTCTTTCAGCATCGTATTCAGTTTTTCAATGTCCTCTGCCGGAATACCGTAGTCTTTCAGCTTTTTATTCCTTGTCAGCATACCGTTCTCCTTTCTATTTGTCTGAGTGGTGCTTATCGTACATGATCGCCACACATACAAGGCCAACCACTCCGACTATGACTCCAAGTGTAAGCCCTAACAAGAATGTAATCATGGCTCGTCCTCCTTATATGGTTCTGGATAGTCCATCCATGCAACTACTGTTCCGCCTAAAACTTTTTTATCCGTTCTCCAAATTCCATCAGTAGTATGTGCCTGCTCTACCAATACTGCTCCATCGTCAAATACAACTGTAGCAATCACATATTTAGATGTTTTTTCGAACATTCCTCTTTTCCAGTTATCCGTTCCTTTAAACTTTGCAAATATGGAATCGTGTTCTTCCGGCATCCTCTCACTGACTGGAATCCAACCATTTTCTTTCTCGTCCTGTTCCAGATCATCCTTAATCTGTTCTATCATTTCCAGAACATCGCTTGCCAAAACCATCTGGTGGTCATCCGCAAGTTTCTTCACAAAATCATGATAATCCGATAATCTGTCTTTGATATGGCTCATATTATTCCATCCTTTCTCAATTCCAGCTTCTTACCATGTGAAACAACAGTTCTGTCATGGATCTTTTTCTTGACCCATTGTGTCCACACTTCAAAATAACTGATAATCTCCATTTTTCCACATCTCCATCTAGTGGTGTTGGGTTTTCAAATTCTTCGGCAACATCTCTCTGATACGGAACTGCAACCATTACTCCCATGTTACCTATTTCCGCGTAACATTCTGGAAAATTCTCACGTATATGTTGGGCAAATTTTCCATTTTTTAAATCAGGTAAAATCTCTTTGTAGCACTCCATTGTTGTTACAAGATAGTTTTTTTCGCCAATAAAATTTAATCCATTTCCGCTGTAAATATCCTCTTTGCAGCTTTTGATTTCATAGCATGTAAATATTCCTTTTTCGATTGATGAGATAGAACACTGGTTTTCCGGAATAAACTGCATGTAATTTACTCTTCTTGGCTTTCCTGCTGCGTAGCCATAATCAAGGCTTACTTCTCTAGCCCAGTATTTACCTGGGCCGGAAAAACAGCTTTTTTCCATCAATTGACCAAGAAATTTTGTTGTTTCATATCTTTTCATACTTCCACCTCTGAATCCTCTGGCATCTGATAATCAGCATGTCCATTTACATAGGCTTCCTGAATCATATCCAGTACCTTCATGGCTTTTGTTTCCGTTTCGTAATGTCCAAGAATTATATAGTCGCTATCTTCAATACCAGATATACCAAAGCAGATAACTTCGCTATCCATTACATAAAAGGTGATATTGTTAGTGCTTACAAGATACTTTTTGTTCTGACTTCTGATTAACATTTTGTATCCTCCTTGTCTTTCTCACAGAATCCTCTGTGTTCATGCGCTGAATACTCGATTCCGCAACTGATTTTCATGTATGTGAGTTTTTCTCCTGTCAGTTCGCATTTGTGTTTTCTTACATTCAGATACTTACAGGTTCCGTCACAGTAGCTCATTTTACGTCCTCCTTCTTTTTAAATTCCATCTTCAAATCATAAACGAACTGGCAAAGTTTCTCTGCAATCTCGTCTGCATTCTCTACATTTGCAAGCTGTCTAACATACTGCTTACCGCAGATAACACAAGTCAACTTTCTGATTGTTTCCCAGACCTGCCATGAGATAATGGAAGAATCGAAAGCTTCTGCCATAAGAGAATATCTTCCATTTCCATTCTCATCTCTGAACCATTTTTCTCTTGGTGCCTTTAATGTGGTTGCGACGTCTTCTCTGGTAAGGCAGCCTTTGTATTTCTCATCCATACGTTTTTCCAGTTCGTCCAAAAGTTCCTTCTTTTCCTGCTCTGTCATTACATCCTCCTGTTATCTATCAAATTCAATGTTGCTGTCTGAATAGAATCTGTATGAATCCTCTCTGATTTTCTTAACTTCACGCATGATAATTTCTTTTGCTTTACTGACAGCTTCCTCAAAATCCTCTGTTCTGAGATCGTAGTTGTAAATACCCAATGTACTACAGTTGAGAAACAGCGTATCTCCACAGCCGACGTATTTGTGAATAACGATTCTTAAAGAATTATCTTGCAATGTAAAAATACTCCCGGTTTTGGGTTCTCCTTTGTACTTCGCGTTACTTTTGAATTTCATTTTGCGTCCTCCTTGTCCTCATAATTCATTACAATTGTAATCACCCGTACCAAAACTTTCTGAATCTGGTCGTAAATGTGATGATCGTCAGTTCCAAAATGAGAGCGCAATACTGCATTCTGTACGCCCGCAGAATAACAATCTGCCATAAAATCAGCACTGTACACATCGTCTTTATTGTCAAGCTGTCCGTATTCTCTCCACTGAGCGGTAATAAAATCTTCTACTTTTTCATCCACCACATCGTAGTTGTTTTTATCTCCGTTAATATGTCTTACGCAACAGTCAATAAATCCTAATCTGTCGCAATCTCTATAATCTTTTGCTGTCTCCTGTGTGTATTCTCCAAATACACGATTGATTTCTTCGTCAAAGTTATCTGGTAAATTAAAAATATCTACTTCCAGTCCTCTTGGAAGATTTATTGTGTAACTTCTCATTTTCCATCCTCGCTTTCCCCATGTAAGCAACTGACACGCTATTGTGCAATTGATACATGATTTTATACTCCCATCTTCTTAACCAGATTCTTATTCATCTCGTCAAATCTTACATCTGTGTTCTCTTCAATGTCCTGCATCATGCTCAGAACGCTTATTTCGCCCCTGTTTGCCATTTCAACATACCCATTGGCAGTTCTTACCACATCAAGCAATCGCTTCGTAGAAAAGCCATATAAACGCCTTAGAGCCATCATGGTTGTGACAGTGTTGATCGTATTGCTCCAATCCTCACCAATGGTAAAACCATCTTCATAGGCTTTCTGTTCCATGTCTTTAATTTGACTCTGGCAGTTCTGCATAGCTCGCCCGAACGCCTGAGCTGCCTGATTAGAAGTCTGAACAGGAAATCTGGTCTTTTTCTTGACTTTTAACTTGCTACTCATTTTTCCTTCACCTTTCTGAACTTATATCCTGTCACTCGATACGCTCGTGGCGTACCGGGGTTGTCTGTCGCAAGTAAACCACTTTCCAGTAATTCGCCGAAATGATTCTGCACGGTATGGCTAGATATGCTCAGACCTGCTGCGATTTCTGGAATGCTTGGCGGATAATTATGTTCTTTCAAGTATCTTATGATGTATAGATATATGTCTTTCCTTGTCTGGATACCCTCATAGTACTTTCTTGCTGTGTTATATGGCATTTCTATCACCTCATTCATACTTTGCATTTCCCCTTTGACGCATCTGCAGCCCATTTGTAAAAGGCCAAAGACAGATACCTTGCCAAACTGTCTGGATAGATTTCATATAAATCCTCGATTTTTTTATGTAATGCATCAAAATATTCATCATCATTTTTAACATCGTAAAATTCTTTTATCGCCTTCCAGAACTCTGGCATGAACTTATGCATGACCGGAATATCTTTAGCTTCTACTTTCATTATTCACCTTCTTTATGAGTAACCTTCGTTAACCGAGAAGTAACCGAGCGAAAATCCGCAAACCCTTGATTTTACTGGTAGGTAACCGAGTAACCGAGTAACCCTGACTTTCTCATATAGGGAAACTTTTATACTCAATATGTGCATATAAATACTCAAATATATATATGCAGAATCAAAGGTTACCTAGGTTACCCGGTTACCTTTTGGACGAATTGTTTATCAATCAAATACAATATCGTCTGTAATCTCAAAATCATCATTACAATTCACGAATCCTTTCGGAATTTCATCTACAATTTTCAAAAACACACATTTGGTAACAATTCCATCCAGTTTCTTTGCTTTGGTCGGATAACCTCTGCTGTCGGTTTCCACAAGCCCCTTCTTAACAGCCCATGACAAAAATGCTTTCCTGGAGAATCTTCCGATTTTGCATAAATCATCAAACGCTGCGCTATAGATTATTGCGGTTGACGTCTTCTCTGCCGGATCATTGTCAATAACTCCCCATCTTTCTGTCTTAACATCCGGGTTATCATCGAACTTAATTCCGTTCATAGCAATCTTATCAAGCACGAACCAGTAAGCGCGTTCGTTTTCAGATACCATTTCTTTCTCTGTCAGAAGATTCTTAGCTGTCTCAATGTCAATGTACTGGCCATCATGGAACAGGTGATCTGTTGCGATTTTATCTGCTGCCAAGATAATGCTCATTGATATACTCTGCTTCTGCATTTTATCATCATCCTGTATAAGGCTCTGAAAATGCTTCTGCATGGCTTTTATATCGTCAATGGACATTTCCTTAACTACATTTACAAAATCAATTCCTGCGTACCCGTAGTTCTTCTTAAGGGTATCTGCGGTAAGCTGCGGATCATCAAATATCTTTTCAGAACACTCAATCTCAATAATTCGGTTGATCGCTCCACCCTGGCTGACATACCCGGCCAGTGGACGTTCACCGTTAGTAAGGATACAATTCTGCCAGCGATTCTCCCGGTTAACACCAAGTTCCTTGTTGGAACGGCTCTTTCCTTTTCCAGAACACAGGTCATATACAATTCCTTCGAAATTATCCCGGATTTTAGCCGATACTTTGGAAGTATCGTCCAGGATCAACGGTAAGTTGTTGAGCATATCAGACTTTGCTTCAAGGGCCACATCGGTTGTTTTAAAATCTCCTATGTATCTGGATTCGCCAGGGTTCGCCCAGACAGAAGCTCCTAGCATAAGTGTTACAGTCTTACCACCCTCGGTTTCTCCCCAGAGGTCTACAAAAAATGGAAGGGCACCGACCAGTTTGATCAGAATACTGGCGAAGCTTGCGGCCAGCATGATTTTCGGCTCTATTCTTCCAGTAGCACGAACATTCTTCACGTGCTCATACCATTCTGTCCTGCTGCCACCTACGCTGATACTTTCATACAGTTGTCGGAACCTCATGTCTCCATCGAACACAATATCCTTGTCATAGGGAAGAAAATAATCCCTGATCCACCCGATTTTACTTGATGAATATTGAATATTGATATAATCGTCATTGGCATTCTCTACGTCTGACAGATACCGGACAAGGAACTTCGCATTCTCAGAAGTCACTGAAATACCAAGCGCGGATAAACCAACAATTTTGCTCGCTGACGCAACCATGGTTTTTGGAACAATAACCTCTGACCACTTATTATTCCTCTTATAGATTAGCTTTATCTGTTCTTCTCCGGTCTCCAGATTCTTCATTCTCTCTATTGGAAGTATAGGATGATAACAAGCTATGATGTCCGGTGATCCTGGATTCGTATTTGATATTCTGATCCCATCATCATCTGCTACCCAGTTAAGGCACTTCATTCTGTCGTATTCGCAATCAGAGAAATTAGTCCACTGGTCCAGCATCGAAACAGCCTTGCTACTTTTTTCTTTTTCAATCATCTGCTTCTGTACTTTCGTATAAGCCTTCAGCAAATCTTCAAATTTTTTCTTTACGCCAAGCTCCTTGGCTCTGTCCAGAAGAGTCAGCGTAAGACGTGCCTTGTATATCTCGTCTTCCTGGCTGAATATCTCGTCAAACACTTCTTCGTCCAGAATAGAATCCTTCGTGAGCTTGTTTATCATTTCCACTTTCAATCACCTTCTTCCAGTCCTGTTATGAATCCATGGTGATATAGCGCAAGTTGCAACCTGTTCCATGCTTCACACCATCCGTCAGATAATGGTTTTACCCTGCCAATGATAGCCCGGTAGAAATCTATATCAGACAAGCATTCTTGCAGTTCAGCCTTTTTCTTCTGTTCTTCCTTCTGTCGCATTTCCATCTGTTTCTGATGGCGGTATATTGCCATTCTGGAAGAGAAATCTGGTTTCTGGTAAGTTCCCCCAAGTATGGTAAAAGCTGTCTTAAAATCGCAATTATCCATATTCTGAACGAAAGTAAAAATATCTCCAGTCGCGCCACATCCGAAGCAATAGTAGCTGTCTTTGTAAATTTTCATTGAAGCAGTACGGTCGCCGCTATGAAAGGGGCACTGTATAAAGCCGGCTCTGTTTGGAACCATGCCATATCTATTCAGGACATCTCTCATACTGTTCTGCTGCTTAATTTCTTCTTTCGTCATGTCAGTAACTCCACGATTCGCCGTCCAGTCTCTTCTTTTGTACAGAATTCAAATCGGACGCCGTATTTATCTCTGATCGTGCAAAGAGATTTGTACAACTGGCAACCATCAACAGCCTTGTCCGATATTACAGTCTTAACCTTTTTACCGTTTACTGTCTTCCAGATAACTTTGTGCTTTCTTGGATTCTCCCAGAAATACACGTCACCTACACTCTTGATATCTGACCCATGTTCGCAAAGAATAATTAGCTGTATACCTGCTTCACGGGCCCTGATAAGCTCTGCCTTGAATCTTTCGTGTTGCTGGCAGACATTTCCACATAGCTCTTGTAAATCCTTTTTGCGGTCAATACAGAGCTTTGCATTGTCCAAAGACTGATAATCTCCACAGTATAACTTTGATCGGAAATACTGTACTCCAAGGCTGTCAAACTGCTTTTGAATCCGTTCCCATTCCTTTTTGTGTTCACGTGTATCACATTGTACGACCAATCAGATCACATCCTTCTGGTATTTGTATTTTCCAAAGAATTCACTATACTGTTTTATAATCTCCCAACGATTTTCGTAACGATTCCACTTACTATTCTCTCCTACTCCTATTTGCGTTTTTCCGAGGGTTGAACAGGAAGGGATTATTAATACCTTCCGACATGTTTCATCATCATTCAAACAATATAAAAGGAAGATGTCGCAAGTCGGATTTTTCTTTTCAAGGTTGAATGCAAATGCCTTTGAATTGCAATTGTTTGTAAATTCCTTAGATACTTTTACGTCTATTTTTACACTGTTATCAGTAAGCAAATCATAAGGGTGCCTTGAGCTTGTTTGTACACTATTCAATCCGACATTCTCGTAAATATCTGAAATTGCTTTTATTTCATATTTGTTTCCAAAAGTTGTATCAGAATATTTAAGAGGCAGTCCAAGTTTTTCAGCCCAATATACAGTCCCTTTATGCTTTGCAATCTTGCAAGCAAGGCTTTTGTTTCCAAAAACTTCTATCATTTCGGAATGAGTTGGAAAATGATCTAAATTCAATTTCTCAACAACTATCATGATATTTTCTTTGATAAGATCGTCGTTCCATGGTATTCCATGTGTATATCCCATTAACTCACCTCTATATTAATTGAACGGAAGGACATCATCTGCTACGCTGTCTGGAATACTAATAAAGTCCGTACCTGCCGGATTCGCTCCCATGATAGCTTTTTCTTTCAGATGATCGTCATAGGCTTTTGTGGTGCGCTCTTCTGGAATATCTGCATCTTTGATTCCTTCCACGCTGCGGAACCATGCAAGCTTGTGGCGTTTCACTTCTTTATTGTCGTACCAGTCTTTCTCCAGACGGAAGATGCCACCGATCAGCTTGCCTTTGAACTGCTGTCCGAAGTTATCGCCCCACTTAACAGCAAATCCCGGATTTGACTTTTCTACACATGTAATGAATGTTTTGAGATTACGAACACCATAATCTACACTCTCGTCAATAACCATGTAGTTTGTGCCTGCATTCGGGTATTTCTTGTCTGGGCGAATATCATTCTCAAACTGCTTCATAAAATAACCTGCCTGCTCGTCTCCATCTGCGAAATCAAACAGGACAACGATCATATTCAGTCCGCCCTGGGACTGACGTTCGGACACCTGCTTAATAACCATTTTGTGACCACCAAGCTTAATTGGTTCAAATTCTCCTGCTGCCTGTGTTGTATCATAGCTATTTGGTTTCTGCATTGTCTGCTCCTCCTAATTCATAATAATCTCTGATAACCTTATCCACCTCTGCAAGGTCGTTATCAATAGTCAAACTGTCAAACATCCCAATCGGGGACTTGCTTACCGCTCCCTGACTGGACTGAGTGACAAATAAGTGTTTTCCGCTCTCTTCAATACAGCGAAGAACGATAGTAAACATGCCCTCGATACAAACCTTTTCGTCCAGAAGTTTACCAATTGTCTTAGGCTTTACTTCCCCGGAATCATCTTTTTCTTCATGCATCATAAGGTAAACAATTTTATTCTGCGGTACTTTTGTTACAATGAACTGGATAAGATTCCAGAAATAGTCTCCAATATCATTGTACAGAGCAAACACTGCATTGCCTTTTCCAGCAGAAGCGTGTCCTTTCATGAAATGATTCGTAATAAGATAACCTGCATCATCAATTACAATTGACTCCGCTTTTGATGCGATCAGGCACTTCATTACCTGCTGGTAATCATCTGTAAACCATCCGTCAATCTTTCCTTTGAACGGAAGCGGCTTGTTCAATACTCTGATAAGGTTCCAGTCAGAATTCTGGCAGTTTCTCAAACTGGTGCTTTTACCGGAACCAGATTTTCCAATAATCAATACTGGTGTTGCCATTGTCATTCCTCCTTGTCATAAACCACATGTTTGCTGCCCTCAACGATCAGCAAGCTTGCGATATCTTTCATTGATAAGGTCGATTCGTTATAGATTTCAACCAGTGCGTTGTATGCGTCTGGCGAAACTTTTACAGCCGGGTTATCCTTATCAGTTGCAGGCTGTTTCTTTCTCGCCGGAATACGGATTTCAAACTCGCTCATTGATACTTTCCTCCTTGTAAGATTTCTGAGCCGCTAAAAGCCCATTTAGAGCTTGTGTGTAACTCGCTAATGTTCTCGCCTTATACTGCTCCTCTATTGGATTATCTGGAGCAATTGCAAGCTGAACATCAATCAGTCTCAAGACTTCTTGTATTCTTTCGTTCATAGACTGGCTCCTTTAACTGCTTAAAAAAACAATAGATCGCGTCTGACTTATCTCCCATGCCCGGAACCGTCTTACCGTTCTGAATGGAATCAGTGGCGTGATATTCGAGATGGTCGATAAACATATCTGGATTTTCCCAATCAACAATAGGCACATTTCGCTTGTTCAGTTCCTCCAAGAGGACATTCACTGCAAGTACCATATCCCATTTTGGAAGAAGCCTTAATTTTTCAAGATTCATTTAACGGACACCTCCCATTGATAAGCAGTCCCAGAAGACATTTCTTTGCATTTTCGTAATTCTGAGATTCGGACTCAAAGTCGTGAAACTGGCATAATATAAAATGCCTTATAATTTCCCCGGAATTATTAAAAATATAGATGACAACTACAGACATGTCATCATGCGCCGTATAGTCAAAATTCACATGCGCCGTTGTTTCACTTGAAATTCTCAGACACAATTCAAATAATTCTTTAATTTTCTCCTCGTTCATTGTTCATTTTTTCTCCTTTCATAAATTTCCTATCAGAATCAGACTTATAACTGCCGCTGTCAGAATCCGATCAAGTCCGTTTGTCCACTCCCATACTGGAAGAAATGTTGAAAGGATCCCGATTACTATTGACATCAGAACTTCTCGTTTACGATATTTCTTCATTTATGCCTCCTTTTATCTAAGAAATACCCACGCTGCATTTGAAAGAATCAATGCTGCCATGGTAATTCCCCATGCACAGAACCATTTCTGTGTCTGTTTCTTGGCTTCTCTTACGACTTCTACTGCGTAGAAGTTTTCAAAATCTTCAAAGCTTGTTATCTTTGCACTGTCCATTGTGCTTTTACCCTCGGTTTTCTTCATAAAAAATCCTCCTGTTCTCTTGCGAAATACAGGAAGAAATGATATGATTGTCCTGTAATCCGCTAAGGTTGGTTTAGTGGTTTACGGCTCCGGGGTGGAGGTGTCGACTCCCTCCGGGGCGCTTACGTCAAATTTGCTTCTTTTCTTCGATAGTAGCTCAAGATGATTCTTGAACACTCATCTACAATTCTCTGATTGTCTTCCGGTGTGTTATCCTTGCAGTAATCATCATGTATCCTGATTACCCCAGACCCTTTTTTGATTGTTTTGATTACTGCCATTACAAACTCTCCTTTCTACAATAGATTATGATATTTGGCTTCAAGATCAGAGACTCTTTCTTCAAGTGATTTAGGCTCATTGTTAAGAACACCCACAACCTTGTCCCAGAGACCTGTTTCAAGTAATCTATTCCAGTCTTTTGTTGTTGTGTTTATTACAACCGTCATTCGTCCGAGAATGTCTTTGCGTTCTATACAATCAAACATCATTTACTCCTTTATGAACTTTCTTTCTGTGCCTTATCAGAATCATCTGGCTTATTCTCGGAAAAACTTTCCGTCTTACCGAGAATGTATCCCTTGTCAAATTCCGACATATTAGGAATCGCGTCTTTCAGCTTTTCAACGATTCTTTTTTTCTTTTTC